CCTTCGCTACCGCCGACCTGCTCCTGCCCCAAGGCGTGGACATGGCCGCTCGCGCTGTCCATAACGGCATCAGCCTGCGCGTTGTTCGTCAGTACGACATCAACAACGACCGTATGCCCTGCCGTATCGACGTTCTGTACGGCTACAGCACCATCCGTCCCCAAATGGGCGTTCGGATGTGGGGCTGATTTTGACGCCCCTTCGGGGGCTTCAATTCGTAACTCTCTTGAAAGGAAATTATCATGGCTCTCCCTAATGGCGCAGGTGGCTATCAACTTGGCGATGGCAACCTTGGCGAAATCAGCTTTTACAACACCAGTGCCCCGGCTGTGCTGACCGGCGCAGCCGTCACCATCACCCCGGCCAACCTGGCCGCCGGTGTTTGCACGATGGATTCGGGCGGCACGGACGCAGGCGCGTATGTGTTTCCCACTGGTGCGCTGATTGACGCTGCATTCCCCAGCCTCAAGGTTGGCTCGACGTTTGACTGCTCCTTCGTCAACATTGGCGACAACGCAGCAAACGATGTGGTCTTCACTGCTGGCACGGGCAACACCCTCGTCGGTAACGACACGATCCAGGACTCGCTGACCAAAACCAGCAACACCTCTGGCACGTTCCGTTTCCGCAAGACGGGTGACGCGGCGTATAGCATCTACCGCATCTCCTAAGAACCAAGAGGGGGCTTCGGCCCCCTCGTCTGAAAGGAACCATCATGGCAAACAACAAACCAGTAGGCGTTGCATACGCTGACCCTGAGTTGACGAGCGCCACTTTTACGCCTGTCACCGTTGCTTCGTTGCCTGCCGCATCGACAGCAATTGCCGGTATGCGTATGGCGGTGAACAACTCCAACGCTACCTTGACGGCTGGCATTGGAGCGATTGTTGCAGGCGGCGGCTCCAGCGTGGTGCCGGTATTCTGCGACGGCACCAACTGGCGCATTGGCTGATTAAGTGGGGACTTCGGTCCCCGCTTCTGCACCTATGGCAGCAATTTATCTCACCCACCCCGTCCACGGCGCCAAAGTTGCGACGATGGACATCGAGGCTGATTTTGATGTTCAAAACGGCTGGTCGCGGTACAATTTTGACGAGCAAATTGAGCAAGAACCCGAACTGACGCCGGTCGTGCGGCGCGGGCGGCGCAAGAAGGCCGAAGACGTAGCCGACGAAGGAGAGTGACATGGCGACCTACACCGCAAGCGATCAGATCAACCGGGCGCTGCGGCTGCTGGGTGTGCTCGCCGAGGGGGAAACGCCTTCGGCATCGGTGTCGCAAGATGCCCTGATGGCACTAAACCAGATGATCGACTCGTGGAATACCGAGCGACTGTCTGTTTTCTGCACCATTGACCAGATCGTCAACTGGCCGGTTGGCTCAATTGAAGAAACCCTTGGCCCCACAGGCTCCTTGGTGCGCTTGAACGGCACGGCTGTGCGGCCTGTTTTGGTTGACGACGCCACGTATTTCAAAGACCCCGGCACCGGCGTGTCCTACGGCATCAAGCTGATCAACCAGCAGCAGTACGACGGCATCGCGGTCAAGACCGTAACATCGACCTACCCCCAGGTCATGTTCGTCAACAACACGTACCCGGACTTTACGATCAACCTGTATCCGCGTCCCACGCGCCTGCTGGAGTTCCACTTCATCAGTGTGCAGGAGTTGACGCAACCTGCGAACCTGTCCACGCAGATTCTGTTCCCGCCAGGTTATCTGCGGGCGTTCACGTACAACTTGGCCTGCGAGATTGCACCCGAGTACGGCGTTGAGCCGTCGCCGCAAGTGCAGCGTATTGCAATGTACAGCAAGCGCAATCTCAAGCGCATCAACAACCCGGATGATGTGATGTCGATGCCGTACTCGCTGATTGCAACGCGCCAGCGGTACAACATCTACGCCGGTAACTACTGATGAAGACCCCGATCCTTGGCTCGACCTATGTGGCCCGCAGCGTCAATGCTGCGGACGCCCGCATGGTCAACCTGTATCCCGAGGTACTGCAAGAGGGCAAAGAGGCGGCGTACTTGCAGCGCTGCCCCGGCTTGCAGCTTCTTGCCAGCATCGGCATCGGACCAATCCGGGGGTTGTGGGCGTTCTCCAACAACGCCAGCGATGCTTTTGTTGTGTCGGGTACAAGCCTATACAAGATCAACACCAGTTACGCCGCCACGCTGATTGGCACGATTGCTGGCACCGGCCCGGTCAGCATGGCCGACAACGGCACGCAGTTGTTTATTGCGGCCAACGGCCCGAGCTACATCTACAACAACACGACCAACGCTTTCTCGCAGATCACCGACCCGGACTTCCCCGGCGCGGTGTCGGTGGGCTTTCTGGACGGCTATTTCGTCTTCAACGAGCCGAACAGCCAAAAAATCTGGATCACCAGCCTGCTTGACGGTTTGTCCGTAGACCCGCTGGACTTTGCCAGCGCCGAAGGCTCGCCCGACGGCGTGGTCGGCCTGATCATCGACCACCGCGAGGTGTGGGTCTTCGGCACCAACTCGGTTGAGGTCTGGTACGACGCCGGCACGCAAGATTTCCCGCTCCAGCGCATCCAAGGCGCATTCAACGAGATCGGCTGCGTCTCGGCCTACACCCTTGCCAAGATGGACAACGGCATCTTCTGGCTGGGCGCCGACGCCCGTGGCCGAGGCATTGTCTACCGGGCCAACGGCTACACCGGCCAGCGCATCAGCACCCACGCGGTCGAGTGGCACATCCAGCAGTATGGCGACATCAGCGACGCGCTGGCGTACACCTACCAGCAAGACGGCCACAGCTTCTATGTGCTGATCTTCCCGAGCGCTAACACGACTTGGGTTTATGACGTTGCCACGCAAGCATGGCATGAGCGAGCTGGCTGGAGCAACGGTGAGTTCACCCGGCACCGCAGCAACTGCCAAATGTCGTTCAACAACGAAATCATTGTGGGCGACTACGAGAACGGCAACCTGTACACCTTCGACATGGAGACGTATGCCGACAACGGTCAGATTCAGAAGTGGCTGCGTAGCTGGCGAGCGCTTCCACCGGGTCAAAATAATTTACGTCGCACGGCTCATCACGCCATGCAAATTGACATTGAATCGGGCGTGGGGCTCAATGGCTCAATGATCGCTGAGTCCGTTTATCTTCAAGCGGAAAATGGCGATTATTTGGTAACTGAGTCTGGCGACTATTTGATTGAAGAACAACAGTCTTTAGTGACTCAAGGCAGCGATCCTGAAGTCATGCTGCGTTGGTCGGATGATGGCGGTCACACTTGGTCGAACTATCACACTTCCAACGTCGGCAAAATTGGTGAGTTTTATCGTCGAGTCTGGTTTCGCAGGCTGGGTATGACGCTCAAGCTGCGTGACCGCGTGTATGAACTGTCGATGACCGATCCGGTCAAAACGGCCATCATGGGCGCCGAACTGATCATCAGCCCGACCAATGCTTAAGCATGGCGAACGTCGATCTTACCAACATCACGCCCCCACGGGTGCCGCTGATCGATCAGCGCACTGGGCTGATCTCGCGTGAGTGGTATCGGTTTTTCCTCAATCTGTTCCAACTGACCGGCAGCGGTCAAAACACCACGTCGCTGACAGACTTGCAGGTCGGGCCGCCGCCTACGCAGCAGGAAGATTTCACTGACATCATCATCGACATCCAAGGGCTTTTAACGCAGCCTGTGGCCGGCACCCCTGAGTTGCAGGCCGCGCTTGACGCCGTGCGGCAGGAGTTGCAGACGCTGCCGCCCAAGGCCGTCGATGAGTTGCAGCAGCAGATCAACACCCTGCGGCAAGAGGTGCAGACATCGCCTCGCCAAGAACTTGGCACGTTTGCTGCACTGCAACAAGACAACCTGCCGTGGACAATCTTTGACACCACGGCCAGCAGCGTACCTACTGCGATTGGCACCGTGGCGTGGGATGGCGGCACGACGCTGGGCGTCCAGATGACAGCTAACGTGCTGCTCAAGGTGGGTGAGGCCGAGTACATCTACGCCAAGGCGTCAGCCACCATCACCAAGGGTCAGGTGTGCTACCACACTGGCGCGGTGGGGTCGTCCGGCGTCACTACGGTAGCGCCTGCGCCAATCGGCCTAGCAGACCCCAACGGGATCGTCGGCATCGCTGCCGAGTCGATTGCGCTTAACGACTTTGGCTTGATTCAGATCAGCGGCGACATAAAAGGGTTTGACACAACCGGCAGCAGCGTCGGCGAGACGTGGGCCGACGGCGACCCGCTGTACTACAACCCGGCGTATGTCGGGTCGATGACCAACGTCAAGCCGTCAGCGCCCAACCAGAAAACCTACATGGGTGAGGTCATCAACGCCGGGTCGGGCGGCTCTGGTTCCATGCACATCCGCATCACCCCAGGCTCTGTACTGGGCGGCACCGACAGCAACGTGCAGTTTGGTACGGTCAACAACGGCGACTTGATCCAGTACAACGGAACCTACTGGACAAATGTCACTGCGGCGTCTGTGATTGCTGGAGCGGGCGGCGCCCCTGTCACCAAAACCGCCAACTTTTCGGTGGCTGCCAATGAAACTTGGCTGATCAACAACAAGTCTGGCTCGTCCTGCACCGTGACGCTACCCACCGCGTCCAGCTACACGGGCCGGGTGCTGCACTTTCAAAACTATCAAGCGCAGACTCTGGTGTCGGCGTCAAGCAACGTCGTGCCGCTGGCCGGTGGGGCGGCGACCACGGCCATTCTTGAAGCCGTGGCTGGGGCAAACGCCACCTTGGTTTCTGACGGAACAAATTGGATAATGACGCAGTACGACTCCAACAACGCACTGCAATTGGAATAAGGAGCCTCCCATGACTGTCACAGTTCGCGTACTCGTCCCGGCCAAAACGGTCGAGAACAGCCAAACCACCCAGTACACCGCCACTGGCGTGACTACGATCATCGACAAGTTCACCGCAACCAATTACAGCGCGGCTGCGGCGACGATCAGCGTCAACCTCGTCACGGTGTCTGGCTCGGCTGGCAACAACAACTTGATCACCAAGACCAAGACGCTCCAGCCTGCCGAGGTCTACACGTTCCCCGAACTGGTCGGCCAGGTGCTTGGCTCCGGCGACTTCATCAGTACAATCGCTGGAACTGCCAGCGCCATCAACATGCGCGTCAGCGGGCGCGAGGTGACTTAATGGACTTGGCTTGCGAAACATCGTTTGATCTTGCGGTCGTCACACCTGACAAGGTGTTGGCGCTGCAAGACGAATTGTTTAAGATGCCGCAGGCCGACATCGTGACCGAGCATGTGTTTTTGCCAGGTGTTTACGAACGAAAGATTGTCGTTCCTCCGTGGACTGTATTGACGGGCGCAGAACACAAAGTAGCATATCGGGTAAGGTTGGAAAAAGGCACTATTGCGGTCACAACCGACGAGGGTGTAAAGACTCTAACCGGGCCATGTGAATTTGACGCGCCTGCGGGCACTCAGCGAGCGGGGCGAGTGTTTGATGAAGAAGTGATCTGGGTGGACGTTTACGACAACCCAGACGATTGTCGAGACATTCCCACACTTGAGAACAGGCTGTATGTTGTGCCCGTGTGGGGTCTTGGTGACAGCCGCACAGAAGTGCAAAAAGCGATGATCGCGTATCGGTCAATGCTTTTGGATTTTGGTGTCGAAAAGACTGTAGCTACAGATGCTGCCATAAGCGCGTTTGAGCACAAACCGCTTGTTGTTGAAGTCGGATAAGGAGAATTATTATGGCTGGATGGATGGCCGCCGCAGTAGTCGGCAGCGCGTTGATCGGATCGCAAGCGTCTAGGCGCGCGGCCAGTACGCAAGCTGAAGCCGCCCGCGAATCGGGCGATGTGCAGCGCGAAATCTTTGAGCGGCAAGTTGAACTAAGCAAGCCATACCGCGAGGCTGGCGAAACAGCGCTTAACAAACTGATTCCGCTGGCAACCGAGTACACGCCGTTTGGAACGCAACAGTTCCAAGCTGATCCTGGTTATGCCTTCAGATTGTCCGAGGGTCAGAAGGCGCTGGAGCGCTCGGCTGCGGCCCGAGGCGGTTTGATGTCAGGCGCTACTGGCAAAGCGCTGACGCGCTACGGCCAAGAGATGGGTTCGCAAGAATATCAGAACGCTTTTAACCGCTACCAAGCCGAGCGCCAAGCGCGGCTCAATCCGCTGCAATCGCTGGCCGGTGTAGGCCAGACCGCATCGCAACAACTCGCAGGACAGGCGGGGCAGTTTGGCTCTAACCTTGCGGAAACCATCGGCGCAGGCGCCCAGGCTAGGGCGTCTGGCTACATGGGTACGGCAAGCGCGATTGGTGGCGGCTTGAACCAGTACCTGAACTACAGCCAGAACCAAGCGCAAAACGCGCTGCTGCAACAGGCTCTTAACAGCCGCCGTTACGACCCGTCTAACTTTACTGGCGTGGGGTACTGATCATGGCACTTGTTAACCCTCAGATCGCAATGTCGTACCGGCCCACGGTCGAGTACCAGCCGCGCAACGCGCTGGCCGAGTACGCACAGATTCAAAGCATTGTTGGTGGTCAGCGTCAGGCTGAGATGGCCGACATGCAGATGGAAGCCTTGCGCCGCGAGCGAGATGCGCTGGGGCAAATTCAAGCGGCGATTGTCGCCAAAGGCGGGCCGCCCGATCTTGAGGCTGCTGCCGATGCAATGATCAAAACCGGCCGGCCCGAGTACTTGACTCAAGGCATGGCTATTCGTACAGCCCTTCGCAATCAACGCGAGGCTGAAGCATATCGCAGGGACTTTGGTGGTGGCGCTGCACCCGCAAACGCATTAGTAGCCCCCGCCGCCGCCGCCGCGCCCGCGCCTCAAGGCGAACTTGTCGCCGCGCCGATTCTGCCGTCTACAGTTACTGCGCGCGACATCCCGCCGGTCGGGGGTGCGGGCGCGCTACAAGCACAGCCTCTATATTCAATGAATGACCAAAGTTTGGCTAATTTGCCCGGCGATGTTCAAAACTCAATTCGAATAAAACTTGAGGATGCGGCGCGTTTGCGTGCTGACACAACGGACCCACAAAGCGCAAGAGCAGCCAGCCGCCGCAGCCAAGCTGAAATGCTTGAAAATCAAGCCGCGCGGCTTTTGATGGCGAATAAACCAGGCATGGAAATTACTGGCGGGCCAGATAAAGATGCGATTGCTCAACAAAAATTTAACGCCCCGTTTTACCTCGCTCTTCCAGAAAATCAAAGGGCGGTAGTTGATAGAGAATTTGACCTTGCGCGTGACAAAGCGCTACTTGCACAAGCCACGCAAAGTCTGGGTTTTCAAGTTACCCCTGCTAACGCTCTCGCGCCTGCTGCTGCGCCGGTTGTCAACGCAATGGTTGCGCCTGCTGCCGTGCCCACTGCTGCCGTGCCCGTTGCCGCTGCTGCTGCCGCGCCAGACGCCAACGCCATTCGACTCAGGGCATTGGAAGCGCAATATCGTCGGATTGGGAACAACCCCGAACTGGCGAGTGAAAAAGCGCTGGTGCTCAAACAGATTGAAGATGTCCAAGCGACTATTCGTGCTGAGAACATTAAAGCGCCCGAAACTAAGTTGATGCGCGACTTGAACATTCCGATCACTGAAGCTGGGTTTGCTCAGTTGCAACGGCTTAAAGAAAATCCGGGTGAACTTACGCGGCTGCTTGATAGGCTGAATTTGCCTCCTGCCGATAGGCGCAGAATTGAGTTGCAAGCAGTGCAAAAACTGACTACGCACGCGCCGCCGACACAACTAAGCGTCACCAACGTACGGGAAAAAGCTGAAGCCGGCGAATACGGAAAATTGCTTGTTGATCAATACAAAGCTATTTCTAACGCCGCCACATTGGCTACCAAATCACTTCCGTCGTTTGAAACTCAAGCCAAAATTCTTGATGACGGATTTACTACTGGTTTTGGAACCGGAGCCATAAAAGCTGGCGCGTCTATTCTCAGTGCTTTGGGCGTGCCCGAAGCAGAAAAATTTGCTTCAAACGCAGAGACATTTCTTGCTGCTACACAAAACGCAGTGCTTCAAAAGCAACTTGAGCAAAAAGGTACTCAATCTACAAGCGACGCGGAGCGAATTACGCAAACCGGCGCGCAGTTGGGGAACACTGTTCGCGGAAATCGTTTTATTATTGATGTTGCCAAAGCACAGCTTCAACGCGACATAGAGCATCGCAACTTTTACGCCGAGTGGCGTAGAGGGCCCGGAAAAGGCAGCTTTGATGGTGCTGAAGACGCTTGGTTCTCCGGCCCCGGCGGCAAATCGTTGTTTGACCGGCCAGAACTTAAGAAGTACGCGGCGCCAGCCGGAGCAGGAGCAGGAGCGCCTGCTGCCGCGCCGGGGTCAGTACGCAGTCAAGCTGATGCGATTTTGCAAAGGAAGTAAACGATGGCTACCGCTGACGAATACGCTGCATGGATTGTAAAAAATCAATCGCTCAAGGGTACGCCTGATTTTGATACGGTCGCTAAGGCGTATCAAGAAGCAAAAGCGCTTGAGTCTCGCGCCGGCGTACCTGGCCCGCGCCAGCCGCCATCTACGTTAGACGTGGTTACCAGTGCGCCGTATAAAGCACTTGCAGGCGCAGCAGACCTGTTTTTGACCGCGCCGCAGAACGTAGCTAACCTCGCTAAGATGGCATATGGCACTGCGGTGACCGCTGCTGGCTACCCGGCTTTGGCGCCTGAAGTGACCGCGCCGCGCCAGCCGGTTACGGAAGCCTTTACGCGGGCGGGACTTATCAAGCCAACCGAAGGCATGACCACAGGTCAGCGCTTTATCGACGTTGGTCTGCAAGCCGCTACTGGCGGCGCAATTTCGCCCGCAGCATCTTTGCGCGAAGTGGGCGCCAGCGCCCTTAAAGGTTTGGCCGCAGGCACCGCTGGTCAAGCAACTACAGAAGTGACCGGCAGCCCCGTTGCGGGCATGGCTGTTTCGATGGCTACGCCAGCAGCTATGGTTTCGGCCGCGCAGGCTAGGCAAGCACGCTTACAGGCGCAGCAACAGCAAAACGCCGTGCGTGACTTGACTGTTCGTCAAGGCCAAGCAGAAGGCTACGTTGTTACGCCAGGCAGCATTACACCCAGCGCGCAAAACGTGCTGATTGAGCGTTTGGCTGGCAAGACCAGAACCCAACAAGAAGCAGCTTCGCAAAACCAGCAAGTCACTGATCGGCTGGCAAGGCGCGCGGTAGGTCTGGGTGAGAACGATCCGCTGACGCGCGCGAACATGCAACAAATCCGCAGAGATGAATACCAACGCGGGTATGCGCCGCTTAATCGCGCCGGAGCAATGCAAACGGACCAGCAATTTAACCAAGCGCTTGACAATGTGCTGGTGGCGTATACAGGGCCGGGGCGGTCTTTTCCCAACGCGATCCCCCAGCCGGTGCAAGATTTGGTCAACAGCTATCGCGTCGGCCAATTTAATTCGGCTGACGCTGTGAGCGCCACTCGGACGCTGCGTGAGCAGGCAAACGCTAACATTCGTGCTGGCGGCGACAACGCTTCTGTCGGCCTAGCCCAGCGCGCTATCAGCAACGCGTTGGAAGACCAGATCGAGCGTTCGCTTCAGGCAGCTAACAATCCCAACGCGCAGGCTATGCTTGACCAGTTTCGCGCGTCGCGGCAGCGTATGGCTGTTAGCCACGCCGTTGAAGATGCGATTATGGAAGGGGGCGGTTCCGTAAACGCCCGACAACTGGCAAACGATTTGCAAACGCGAAATCGCTACTTCAGCGGTGACTTGGATTTGATCGCTCGGTTTGCCAACATCGCGCGGCCTGTCATGGTGCCGCCGGGAACAATGGGCACGCCTGGCGCCGGGTCGGTATTGGGCGCCGGGTTGGGAAGCGGCGCGGGGGCCGGCACAGCTATGCTTATGGGGCTTGGCCCTGGCGCGACGTCAACTGCTGCGATGTTGGGTGCTGCGGCACCAAGCGTAGTTTCCGCTGGCGCTCGGCGGTATCTGTTGTCGCCGATGGGCCAAGAAAGAGCGTTGCCGTCATATGATCGTTACGCCAATCAGCCGCTAAACAACGCGCTGCTGTCTACGTTTATGGGCATTCCAACATACACTACGCAAACTCAAAACGCCCTTGCCCCTTGATCATGGACTACCAAATACTTTTCAACATCGCCGTCGCCGTCGCTGGGTTTTTTGGGGGCTGGACGCTCAACCGCATCTACCAGGCCATCGACCGGCTTGACCAAGATGTGCGCCAGATGCCCGCGCAGTATGTTTCGCGGGACGACTATCGCAACGACATTCGCGACATCCGCGACATCCTTGGCAAGATTTTCGACAAGCTGGACAACAAGGCTGATCGATGAACTTTCTGACCGCCTTCGAGAAGCTGCTGAAGCACGAAGGTGGGTTCAGCAACCATAAAGATGACAAAGGCGGGGCTACCCGCTACGGAGTCACTGAGGCCGTGGCCCGCGAAGCAGGCTATCGTGGCGACATGCGCGAGTTGCCGCTCGATCTGGCGCAGCGCATCTACAAGGATAAGTACTGGGACGCTGTGCAGGCCGAATTGCTACCACCAGACGTGCGCTACATTGTCTTCGACGGCGCCGTCAACTCCGGCGTGGCTCAATCGGCCAAGTGGCTCCAGCGCGCTTGCGGCGCCAAGGACGATGGCATCATTGGCCCGCAAACTATCCGTGCGGCCAACTCGCTTTCCACCGACGGGATTAAGCGCAAGATGTTGGCCCAGCGCTTGCGCTTTATGGCAACGCTTGCCAACTGGCCCGCGTTCGGGCGGGGCTGGGCCAATCGTATCGCTGATTTAATGGAGACCTAACATGAACGCAACCATCATTCAAGCCCTTGTGCGCCATCTGCTGACCACCGTTGGTGGCGGCTTTCTTGTGTCCTTCGGCCTTGCTGGGGCTACGCTAGACGCCGTGGTGGGCGCCGTGTCCACGCTGGCCGGCGTGGCGTGGTCAGTCTACGACAAGCGCCGCCAGCAACCCAGTGTAAATTAACAGCAGCATCGCCCAAGCTGCTTTTTTAAGCAGCCGGGGCAAACTGCTCGGCGGCAAGGGCGCTGCCGCCGGATACCGCGCGCCTACGCGTGCCACTCGCGCCGGGCAGTTGCGGCCTTGTGTGCAGTTGTAGTCGCAGCAGTTCATTTGCGAAGTACCTCCCGATAGGCATTTATAGCCGTCTTGAGGTCTTGTTGCAAGCGCGCAATCTCATCCTGCTGTTCCTGCATCTTCGCGTAAGCGTCGTGGGCAAATTTCGCCAGCGTCGCTGGCTGCCAACTTTGGAAGTCTGGCACGTTCTTCAGTGAAAAATCTGTGCTCATTGCCGCACACTCTCGATCTCTGGACAAACCCGTCTTTCTGTCTCGTCAATTTTACTTCTGTCCAAACTCCGCAGATCGGGCATTTCATTGAGTGGCCTCCAGCCAAATTTACGCCAAGTTGCTTGAATGTCCGTCGCCGCTGCCGGCACGTACTTGAAGTTGGGGTCTAGGATACGTGATTTCATTCGGCCACCTCATATGTCATGTCAAAGATGTCAGGCTTGCACGGGTAGTGCTCGCCCTTCACGCCGGTGATGATCCAGTCTCCTGGCGTTACTTCATGCCATCCCTCAAGCGTGGCAATAGCAGGCTTTTTAATGCAGCCGAAGATGTTGATGCTGTCCGGGTCTCCAGGTGCCCATCGAACCTTTCCCCAAGCATCAAACCAGCACATGAGAACGTGAGGATGGTCGCCATCTTTAGACCACTGCGTGGCCTCGATGACCACGGGTTTCTTTCGAAATTTCATTTAACAGCCTCCTTCATAAGCTCAATTCTCTCCCGCGCCGAGCGCAGCATGGTGTAGCGCTGGTGCAGCCGCTCTAGGAACACCACGCGCTTGGGGCCTTGGCGCTCCTGCGTCAGCAGCTCCAGCACCTCGTCTTCACTTAGCATGTTTAGCTTTTTGTTTAGCTCGCGCCAGTTCATTTTTCTTCTCCAGTTGATCCAACGATTTCTTTAGCCGCTCCATCAGGCGCAGGGCTTGGTTGTACTGCTTGACGGCGATGCGAAACTGCGCCTTCGTCGAGCGGATACGGTCTTGTAGTGTGTTCATTTCAGACTCTCCATTGCAATGTCACTGATCGCCCGCTTGTCGTGCAGCGCGGCCCATATTTTCTCGTCAACCGTCTGGTTGGCGAGCATCACGTAGCACCAGACGTCGTGGCGCTGCCCGGATCGGTGCAGGCGCCCGTTGGCCTGCTCGAACAGTTCGAGGGACCAAGGCAGACTGAGCCAGACGATGTGGTGGCCGCCGTGCTGGAGGTTGAGTCCGTGTCCGGCTGACTTGGGGTGCAGGCATAGAAGGCGTACTCGTCCGGCGTTCCAGTCATCAATGCTGTCAACTGTTCGCGCGTGAGGGAAACGTCGTTGTAGTTCATGCAGTTCCTCTATGAAGTTGTAAAAGACGATAGTGTTGGCCTGCTGGTTCTCGGCCAGCAGTTCCTCCAGCCGGTCAAACTTGTGCCCGCTGAACCAGACTGGCTCTGGCGCGTAGACAAAGCCTGCGGCCATCTGCGACAGCTTTTGCGTCACCACGGCGGCGTTGACGGCCACGGCGGTTGCGTCGGGAAAGCGCGTCACAAAGTCTTTTTTCATGTCCTCATAGGGCTTGCGGTCGGGCAAGTCCATCCGCACCTCGACCGTGTGCAGCGGCGGCAGCTTGTCCTTGTACTCGCCCGGCTCCAGCACGAAGGTGGCCGGCTTGATCCGCTCCATGACCAACTCCAGCGAGCCTGGGCGCGGCTGCCAGTCGTTGAACTCGCGGTTGACAAGGTAGAAGTACTGCTGCTGGAACGCGCCCTTGCTGCGGCCGAGCAGGCGCTGGTCGATGATCTTGCACTGCCCGAAGACGTCCTCCAAGCCGTTGCTGGTGAACGAGCCGGTCAAACCCCAGCGGATGGGGAACTGGTCGATGACTTTGTTTAGCGCCTTAAACCGAGCGCCTGACGGGTTCTTCAGGCGTGTCAATTCGTCGAACACGATGCCGTCGAACGTGGTCAGGTTCTGCTCGGCCAGCCACTGGAGGTTGTCGTAGTTGGTCACCACGATCTCCGACCAGTAGTCCATCGCCGTCTTGCGCTGCTGGGGCGTGCCAACGGCCACGCGCAGCTTTAGCTCAGGCGCCCATTTGGGCTGCTCCTGCGGCCAGACGCTGGTGGCGACCCGCAGCGGGGCGACGACGAGGAACCGCCTGACGTGCCCGTCGCGGATCATGTCGCGCATGGCCGCGAGCGTGATCGCCGTCTTGCCGGCACCGACCGGCGCCAAAATCATGGCGCGGTCGTGCTCGAACAGGAAGTCAGCCGCCTGCTCTTGATAGGGTCTTAATGAACTCATCGACGTGCTCTTTTGACCACAGACAGGCGTAGTTTTGACGCAACAGTGCCATGTCGGACTGGAAGATTTTCTGTAACTCAGACAGCCGGCCACCGGGCGCTTTGAGTTCCACGAACCATGTGCTGCCGTCGGGCAGGCACACCACGCGGTCGGCCACGCCTCGGTGCGCGGGGCTGGTGAACTTGTACGCCATGCCGCCGACAGCCTTGACCTGGGCGACAAAGTACTTCTCAATGGTGGACTCTTTCAATTCCACCCTCCGGGCCAGTCATCAAACAGCATCCCGTCGGGCTTGATCTCGTCAAGCACCTTATCTACCGCCTCTAGCGCCCGCCTTGTTTTGATCTCGTCGATTGGAAAGGGCAGCGTTGCTAGGTGCAGGGCTTCTTGCGCCAGCTTCAGCGCATTGATCACTGATTCGCGGTCAGTAAGGGGCTGGCTCATAGTCGTCCTTTGATGGGTCAAACTTGGCCGGCGCCGGCGGCTGGCCGGGCTTGTCCAGCGGGTTGGGGAAGGGCGGGAACGGCCAGGTCATGCGATCACCTGCTCAAGTGCGGCGATCAACTCTTTAACCTGCTCTTTGGTCAGCGTGACGTGCATGCTCCCGTTAGCGGTAAAAGTGTGCAGCCAAACGCCATCTTGGCAGATGTCCACAATCACCGCGTCGCGGCTGTTGATGCTGATACGAATTGCTTCCATACGGTACTCCAGTTGATTGATTGGGCGCCCATCATAGCGGGTAAAAAACTTTTGCACAACTATTTTTTTTCTGTGCTATGATGATGGCTCAACAACTAAAGGAGAGTTCAGTGCAGCACTCATCTATCGTCGGCGGTAGCACCGCCAAGCGCGTCATCAGTTGCCCCGGCTCTGTCAAGCTGGTGCAGCAGATGCCCCCGCAGCCTTCGAGCAAGTACGCCGACGAGGGCAGTATGCTACATGAGGCCATCAGCACCATCTTGTCTGATGGCACTGTGCGCGCAGGCATGTTCAAACACAAGGATCAACTACTGACACAGGAGTTATACGATGAGAAGATCATTCCTGCCTTGGACGCGCTCGACGAGGTCGATCCCCACGGTGAGTTGGTATACGAGGTGGAAACACGCGTTGGCTTCGGCGACCTTTTGCCTGGAGTGTTTGGTTCTACTGATCTTGTTGGGCGTATCGGTAACCGGGCTGTGGTACTTGATTGGAAGTTTGGTGACGGTGTTATTGTTGATGCTGTAGAGAACGCGCAGCTTATGTTTTACGCGGCAGCCGCCATGCGTACTGAGGAGTTGCACTGGGCCTTCGATGGTGTCGAGGAGATCGAGTGCGTTATCGTGCAGCCGCCAGCGATCAGGCGCTGGACGACGACCGTGGGCCGCATCAAGCAGTTCGAGCAGGAGTTGGTCTCTGCGGTCAAGACGGCGCTGCGCGAGGACGCCCCGCTTGCCAAGGGCGACCACTGCCGTTGGTGCGCGGCCAAGCCCATCTGCCCGCAGATGACCGGCGCCGTGGACCGTGCGCTTAAGCAGCAGCTTGTCAATTTAGACGTTGACATGCTCGCAAATTACCTGAAGAATGCCGACCTCTTGGAAGACTGGATCAAAGACTTGCGTGCGTTGGCGTTCGGAATGCTTGAGAAGGGCGTTGCCGTGCCCGGCTATAAGCTGGTCAACAAGCAAGCGCGGCGGCAGTGGGTCGATGAGGACGCCGCAGCCAAGGCGCTGATCGCGCTGGACGTTGATCCGTTCAAGCAGGAAATCATTTCACCAGCAGTTGCGGAAAAGCTGCTGAAAAAGAGCAAGCTGGCGCTGCCCGACGATCTTGTCGTGGCGGTGTCATCTGGCACGACGCTCGCCCCGGAGGATGACCCCCGGCCAGCGGTGCAGTCGTTTCTCGGGCTGTCACAAGCCCTTTCTAAACTGTAATGGAGTTCACATGTCAAATCTCGTAAAGTTCTCTGGCGCTAACCTGCCTTCTGTTGCTTCCCTCTCTACCGCGCTTCGCACCATCGCCAACGATGTTAGCGCCTCGACCACGGCCATCATCAAGATGGACCGCACGGGGCACTGGGTCTTCGGTGCTGATCAGACCGAGGCCGAGGATGACGCCCGCTGGGCGGTCAACCCCTTCTCGTTTGTCCACGGCTTCATTGCCTGGGGCGACGGCGAGGTGCTGGCCGAGAAGCTGGTGCCCGTCACCGAGCCGCTGCCTGAGTTAGAGGCCGCGCCTCCTGGCGCGAAGAAGGGCTGGGAGCCGCAGACGGGCCTGAGCCTCAAGTGCATCAGCGGCGAAGACGCCGGGCTAGAGGCACGGTTCACCACGACCTCGGTCGGTGGCCGCAAGGCTGTGCAGACGCTTGCCGTGGCTATCGCCGCGCAGGTGGAGAAGGACCAGTCCAAGCCGGTGCCCGTCGTCAAGCTGGGCAAGGACCACTACACCCATAAATCGTATGGACGAATCTACACCCCGGTGTTCGAGGTGGTGGAGTGGGTGTCGATGGACGGCCAAGCTGCCGAGGCCGAGGTCGAGGCGGCGCCTGCTGCACCGGCTGGCCGTCGTCGTCGTGCGGCCTGATTGAGAATAGGGGCCGAAAGCGGATGCTGGCGACAGTGCAGCGAGTAGGCCCCGCCTCATATGATTCTCTGGATTGACTTCGAGACGCGCAGCCGAGTCGATCTCGGCGCCAAAGGCGTCTACAACTACGCGATGGACCTGAGCACCGACGTGCTTTGTATGTCCTACGCTTTCGACGACGATGAGGTCGTGACGTGGGTGCCGGGTAAAGCCATACCCGAGAGCATCTACGCCCACAAAGGCCCCATCTACGCCCACAACGCCGCCTTCGAGCGGCTGATTTTTAAATACGTCTTGCAGATACCGTTCAAACTGGAGCAGTTCGTCTGCACCGCCACGCAGGCCAGGGCCAACTGCGCGCCTGGCAGCCTAGAGGACGTCGGGCGCTTCGCATCGGCCAGCATGAAGAAGGACCACCGTGGCGCGCAACTGATCCGGCTGCTGTCGATCCCGCAGGCCGATGGCAGCTTCCGTGAGGACGCAGCGCTGCTGGCCGAGATGATCCAGTACTGCGAGCAGGACGTGCGGGCCATGCGCGAGATTAGCAAGGCCATGCGGCCCCTGAGTGCTGACGAGTTGCTGGACTATCACGTCAACGAGCGCATCAACGACCGTGGCGTGCTGGTGGACGTACCGCTTGCCAAGGCCGCGATGCGTTACGCTGCGGATGAGTTGAAAGAGATCGAGGAGCGCGTGGCCGAGCTAACTGAGGGTGAGATCACCTCGGTGCGCTCGCCGCGTATGCGCGAGTGGGTGCTGGAGCGCGTCGGCGAGCAGGCTAAGAAGCTGATGTTCGTCAACGGCAAGTATTCGATTGACAAAACTGTGCGAGCAAACCTGCTTGCGATGGAGAATCCTGATGAGATACCGCCCGCTGTTGCCGAGGTCATACAGTGCGCCGACGACCTATGGGCGTCGTCAGTTGCGAAGTTCAGCCGCATGGCAGACCTGGCAGACGACGAGGATAGTCGAGTCCGTGGAGCTTTTGTATTCGCTGGGGGTTCCGCAACAGGTCGTGCATCGAGCTATGGCCTACAGGTGCATAACTTCACTCGCAAGTGCGCTGCGGAACCTGATGCAGTACGACAGTCTATGGTCCGAGGGCACGACATTGTCCCTCGATACGGAAAACGTGTCACAGATGTTCTTCGGGGAATGCTCCGGCCCGCACTGATACCGGCCAAAGGCAAGCACTTCATCGTCGCCGACTGGTCGGCCATCGAGGGCCGCGTGAACCCGTGGCTGGCCGCCAGCAGCGCAGGCGAGGCCAAGCTGGACGTGTTCAGGCGCAAGCTGGACCCCTACAAGGTCAACGCCGCAGCGACCTACAGCGTGGCCTATGAGGACGTCACCAGCGAGCAGCGCCAGGTCGGCAAGGTGCAGGAGTTGGCGCTCGGCTTTGCCGGCGGCGTCGGGGCGTTCGCATCGATGGGGCGCAACTACGGCGTGCATATTGAGGAGGCGCAGGCTAGGCGCATCGTGGACGCTTGGCGCCGCGCTAACCCGTGGTCTGTGCCGTTCTGGCAGTCGCTCGAAGAAGCCTACACCCGCGCGATGCGAAACAAGGGTTACGAGTTCAGCGCCGGCCGCGTGACGTACTGCTACGACGGTCAGCACCTGTGGTACATGCTGCCCTCTGGCCGCGTGTTATGCTACCCCTACGCTCGGCTGGAAAGCGATGGGGTGACTTACGCCAAAGCAGCTTGGAAACCAGCCGCAGACGCCACCGAATGGCCGCGCGCCCGCCTTTGGAAGGGCTTGGCCTGCGAGAACATCACCCAGGCCACCGCCAACGACATCCTGCGTCATGCACTGCGTCAGCTTGACGACGTAGTGCTGCACGTCCATGATGAGATCGTGATCGAGACCGATCAACCCACCGACCTTGAGCGTATCATGAGCACCCCGCCCGCATGGGCCGAGGGTTTGCCATTGGCCGTCGAGATTAAGACCATGACAAGATACGGCAAGTAGAAACAACAACGCCCGACAGGTAGTGGCCTGCCGGGCGTTTTCACCAAAGGAGCAACACGATGGATTTTCTGGAGTATATGACAAGTCTGGCACCAGAGGGAGAGACCTTCCTGGTTGTCAGACAAAAACCACAGTTAGCTAACGGCGAGGTGCAACTGCACCCCGACGGGGGCGTCAAGGCCACCTGGCCGGCGTTCCTGCCGACTAAGAACATGCCCGCCGGCCAGTCATGGTACGGCAATACCGCCTCGTTCATCCTCGACCGCTTCGCTGATGGCCGCGTCAGCGCCAGCGCCGCCAACTGCGAGTACGTGCTGTGTATGGTGCTGGACGATGTGGGCAGCAAGAGCAAGACCCCGCCCTTGGCCCCGACTTGGATCATGGAGACCAGCCCCGGCAACTATCAGTGGGGCTATGCGTTTACCGAGGAGCAACCGACCAAGGGCGAGTTCAGCGCGGCCATCGTGGCAATCGCTGAGGCCGGTTACACCGACGCCGGCGCGATCAACCCGGTGCGTAACTTCCGCCTGCCTGGGTCGGTCAACATCAAGCCGGGACGGGACGGGTTCGTCTCGCGTCTGGTCGAATTCACACCAGCTCGGCAATACACACTAGGTGCTATCTGCGAGGCGCTCGGCGTCACTCCCCGCGAGGAGAGCGGCGCCTTTCGCCCGATCCGCATCAGTGACGATGGCGCCGATGACGTGCTGGCGTGGCTCTCCGGGCAGGGTCTGGTGCTGCGTAAGCCCAACGCCGAGGGCTGGGCCGGCGTTGTCTGCCCCAACAGCGCCGCCCACACCGACGGCAATCCAGAGGGGCGCTACAACCCCGCCATGAGGGCGTTTTGCTGCTACCACGGCCATTGCACCGAGTTGGACTCGGGCGCGTTCTTGCAGTGGGTGGGCGACAACGGCGGTCCCTCCCACGCGCCCGGCCTGCGCGATGAGTTGCTGGCCGACATGATGGCCGACGCCTTGGGCAAACTGCACCCGACCAAGGCGTTCCCCGACGAGGCCGCGCGGGTGATCGCCGAGGTCGAGCGCAAGGAACTTGGCCGCACCGAGCGCGCCGAGTGGTACAAGCGCTTTTGCTACGTCCAAGAGGGCGACCATTATTTTGACCTGCAAGACCGCCGCGAGATCAGCCGCTCGACCTTCAACGCCCTTTTCAGGCACATCGAGTGCCGCTCGCTGTTTGGCAAGCGCCCCAAGATCGAGGCGTCCTACTGCTTCGATGAGAACCGTCAGGACATGGGCGCCCGGACCCTGGTCGGCATCACCTACGCCGCCGGCGAGGGCGTGCTGGTCGCTCGAGACGGTGACGTCTACGGCAACCGCTGGCGAGACGCCCGGCCGGCGGTGACCGGGGCCGGCGGCGACATTACGCCCTGGCTGGCCCACTGCGAGACGCTTATCCCCGAGGCGTCCGAGCGCGAGCATATCTTCGACGTCATGGCCTATAAGCTCCAGCACCCCGAGGTCAAGATCAACCACGCCGTCCTCCACGGCGGCGATCAGGGCTGCGGCAAAGATACGATGTGGGCGCCGTTCATTTGGGCGGTCTGTGGGCCGCAGCTCAAGAATCGGGGCCTCCTCGACAACGATACCCTTGGCTCGCAGTGGGGCTATGCCCTAGAGTCGGAAATCCTGATTCTGAACGAACTGAAAGAACCTGAGGCCAAGGACCGCCGCGCCCTTGCCAATAAGTTAAAACCCATCATCGCCGCGCCGCCTGAGATGCTCACCGTCAACCGCAAGGGCTTGCACCCGTATGACATGATGAACCGCATGTTCGTGCTGGCATTCAGCAATGACCCGGTGCCGATCTCGCTCGACTCTCAGGACCGCCGCTGGTTTGCCCTGTGGTCCTCAGCCCCTCGCATGGCCCCAGACGCCGCCCGGCGGCTTTGGAACTGGTACAAGAGCGGCGGGTATGAGGCGATCGCCGGCTGGCTGCACGCGCGTGACGTTTCCGCATTCAACCCTGCCGCAGCGCCGGCCTGGACCGAATTTAAGGCTAATTTGGTCGAACATGGCATGAGCATGGCCGAGTCTTACCTGGTCGAAATGATGCGCGGGCGGCGCGGGGAGTTTGCGCGCGGTGTAGTGGGTTCACCCTTCCACGGCCTGTGTGACCGTGTAGCGGCCAGCGCACCCTCTGGCGTGAAAGTGCCTCAAGCAGCGCTGTTGCATGCGCTTAAAGAGGCCGGTTGGATTGATTGTGGGCGCCTGAAGTCGCGCGCGCATGATGCGAAAAAGCACATCTTCTGCGCGCCTGACATGTTGCACCATAGCAAGTCGGACCTGCGCGACATGGTCGAGGATATGCCGGCATCGGTTCTGATGCGGGTCAAGTAACCCCAACTAAACTTAGGTAAAGAAAAGGCCCGGCGCAATGCCGGGCCTGAAGGGCAACTGCTCAGAGATCGAAAAAGACCGCCAGCAGCGCGGCAATGATACCGCAGATTAGGATTGTTCCCATACCGCCGCCTTTTCAATGTCTTGAATCAGACCCTCGGACAGTAGCGGCAAAATGTCAACCCCTCCGACTTTGGCGCTTATGAGATAGGCTTCTGCCGGGTCTGAAGGGTCCGTCAGCGTAGCGCGCCGGCCGGCGTCATATTCCAGTTCGCAATCTAACTCGATCGTGCCGTGCCTGTATAGGTGCGTTATTGTTCGCATAGTTCCTCCACTTCAGGAATTGACGGGTCTAACATAGGCGCCGGCCGATCGGCGTGGGTGTAGTCGGTCGGCAATAGGTGCACATGCGCGTTTAAAACCGCGTACTGGCGCAAATATTCGGCGGTATCCATGCCCGACTCGAAAACGGGATAGTAACGGCGCATGCTCTCATGTTTAGGATTGCTGCGGATTTTGGGAAACTTGCGCCCTTTGCGCCCATTGGACTTGTCAATCAGCGCCAACAGTTCGCGCGTGGTTTCGGCGTTTTCGGGCTGGACGGTCAGAGTCGCGCGATTGTGGGATATGGTGATCATAGGGTTAGTCTCCGAAAACAATGCCATTGGAAAATACACGAGTGAGGTTTGCGACTGGCACCGTGCGAATGGTGCCGCCGTCCTCATGGGGTAGCCAAGTGCCGTGCCAGTCAACGCGGGCGAGCTTGCCGCCCAATTCGAGCGCGACAATGGTGCCGCGCGCGTTTGCGCCGTCATGCTGAGTGCGGCGCAGTGTGGCTTGATTAAATGCGACTGTATCGTTGACTCTCATGGTGTCATGCTCCAGAAGTAAACGAAAAAGGGACCGAAAAACAGCGCTGCGACCACTAGGGCAATGATTAGGTCGAATGCCGCGCTGGCGCGTCGGACGGGTTTGGGCTGATAGTGTTCTCTCATACCGCAAGCCCTGAAACACGAAAGCACCGACCGTCTGACAGGCGCTCGACGTCAACGGTGCCGGCGCGCCGAATGGCCAGGATGCGGCAGCGCTCAGGCCGGCCGAATAGGTGCATGGTAAGGGTTTGATTCACTTGCATAGTGTCCTCTACTGTTACCGGACGGATTGTCCGCAGCAGGGGCCAGCAAGCCCCTGCTACTGAAAATCAAGCGTTACAACACCCGCAGCATGGTGCATCCTCGCACCGGCCGCGCCGGTTGCGGTAGTATTCCCGGCCACCGGCGCGCCATATGTCAGAAACCCCACGGGCCATAGATCGGGCCATATACCGGCCGGCCGCTATGGCCGCATCCGGGTCCGTAGCGGCCAGTTCCGGGTCCATATCGGCCACGGCCGCTAGTGTCGGGTCCACGGTATCGGCGCCGGCCAGTTCGGCGCGCCCCTTACCGTGCCATATGATCAGATCACCCGGTCGGATGACGGCGCCGGTACGGATGCACCGACCGGGATATTTTGCGGTAATGGTTTTCATGCTGATACCCTTATATCAATAACGCGTTTTTTCGTGCCGTGCGCGGGAAACCCGACGATCGTTGACCGTTGACGTTGGCACAGTTGGCAAGTGGCGCATGAGACGTCATCGCGTTGCGTGGCCGGGCAGACCACCACTTTGCGGCCGGCCGGCGTGGTGGTGTTTTCGGTTTGCGTTGACGGCAAAACCACCACCACCGGACCGGCGCCGGTATCGGCCAGTGTATCGGCATCGGTTAGATCATTGGCAGATAGGTTGACGGTAAAGCCCCATGCGTTTGCGTGCTTAACCCATGCAAGGGATTGTGTGTCCCGGTGGTGCGTGTAGGTGAATCCACGCCGGCCGATATTGGCGTGCACCAATTGCCCTAGTTTGACGGCATCGATTGTGCCGCCGGTTTGCGGCAAGTCACCCGCTTGATTGTGGCGCCACAATTGACCCTCAGGCAGTGCCGCAATGGCTTGCGTGAACTGGCCCCAGGACGTGCCGCGCGTGCCGGCAGACACTGCCGCCCAGTGCAGGGCTAAGGGACCGGATGCAGCATAGCACCCGGCGCGCATCGCGCAATCGGCCGGGCAGGATTCTTTGGCAGTGGTGGATACAGGGATAGGCCCTGTTTTGACGTTAGCCGATTTAAGGGTGAGATGTACTTGCATGGTTTGCCTTTACTTAATTAGATTGAACAATGCGCGGCAGCTGGCCGCGCGGGTTTGAAGGTTAGACAATAAAGTCGGGGTGTTGAGTCAGCTTGAATGCTTGCGCCTGCTCCATCAGCGCGGCGCGGCTGCGGTTAGTTCGCGCAGCGCGTATCAAGGCGGACAGACTGCGCGCGGCAGTGTCAACCATGCCAGCGGCAAGATACAGACAGACTGATTTCAGTTCACGGGTTTCGGCTTTGGTCATGATGCGTGCTCCAGGTGTTGCATGGCGACTGTGCCATGCGCGCTAGTGTAAAGGAATTCCTTGCACAATGCAATAGCCAAGTAAAATAGTGGGGAATGGACAGTGTGTGGACTGTGCGTGGACTATGGAAACGTGGGGGGATTGTCCACGCTCGCACAGAGGGGAGAATATGGTCTGTGGACAATGTGGACAATGAGTATGTAAGTCTAGAAATAGATTAAAAATATACTGTATGGGTATACAGTAGTCTTCGCGCCAGCGTCAAGCGCAGCGCGCCCCAAAGGGGGTCGACCGACTTAAAATCGCAGTCCACATTGTCCACATTGTCCACAAATCCACGCCACGCCACGCAAGCCACGCAAGCCATGCGACTGTCAACCGATGGTCCACATTGTCCACATGGTCCACACGCCGCGCGGCCAGGCGGCAAAAAGGGAATCGGCTTTTTCGCCGAGGGGGTGGGGGAGGGCCCTGGGCCGAGAGGTCACGGCAGCGGAGGGATCACCAAAACTTTTTTATTTTTTGCAAAAATGCTATATTCGGCCCATGTTCGAGACCCTGCCATACGAGCCACGCCAACTGCGCGCAACCGAAGATCGGCTGGCACGCATCTACCGCGCTGCCAAGCTAGGACTCAAGGGCGACAATCTTGCCTTGGCCGCAGGCATGTTGCCCAAGGAATACGCCAGACTCAAGCAGTTCGACGAGATCGCCGAATATGCTGAACTCAAAGGCCGCGCCGAGGGCGAGATGGAGATGAGCCATTTGCTGCACGATGCTGCGGCGCAAGGCGACGCCAAAGCGGCCTTAGCCATCTTGCAAAACGTCCACGGCTGGGTCGCCAAGCAGGCCATCAGTGTGGACGTAAACCAGTCGATCAGCATCACCGCCGCGCTGCAAGAGGCCGAGCGGCGCGTCGTTGAAGTGATCGAGAACAACCCAAGCCAAATGCTACAGCATGCAAACCACACGTTACAGCGCGCAGGATGAGCAGGAGCTAATGGCTCGGCTGTGGAGCCCGGCCATCAAGGACAACCCGCTGGCGTTTGTAATGTTCGCGTATCCGTGGGGCGTCAAGGGCACGCCACTGGAGCACTTCACTGGCCCGCGCAAGTGGCAGCGCGAGGTGCTCACGGCTATGGCCGAGCATATTAAACAGAATGGCGGCAAAGTGGACTTCGACGTGCTGCGCCTGGCCGTGTCATCGGGACGCGGTATCGGCAAGTCGGCCTTAGTGTCATGGATTACGGACTGGATGCTGTCCACGCGCATCGGCTCGACGACCATCATCTCGGCCAACAGTGAGTCACAGTTGCGCTCGATCACTTGGGCCGAGCTGACAAAGTGGCTGGCGATGTCAATCAACAGCCACTGGTTCGAGGTCAGCGCCACTAGATTGATGCCGGCCAAGTGGCTGACTGAGTTGGTTGAGCGCGACTTGAAGAAAGGCACGCGCTACTGGGGCGTTGAGGGCCGGCTGTGGTCGGCAGAAAACCCGGACGCCTACGCTGGCGTACACAACTTTGACGGCGTGATGGTGATATTTGACGAGGCGTCGGGTATTGACGACTCGATCTGGGCGGTGACGTCTGGATTCTTTACAGAGAACACGCCAAATCGCTTTTGGCTGGCGTTTTCCAACCCACGTCGCAACACTGGCTACTTCTACGAGGCGTTCAACAGCAAGCGCGACTTTTGGGCGACCAAGATCGTGGACGCTAGGACGGTCGAGGGCACCGACAAGGCGGTCTACGAGCAGATTATTGCGGAATACGGGCCAGACAGCAGCCAGGCGCACGTCGAGGTGTACGGTCAGTTCCCCAACGAGGGCGACGATCAGTTCATCAGCATCGGCGTGGTGGACGCGGCCATGAAGCGCCAGCCGTACAAGGACGAGACGGCGCCGATTGTGATTGGCGTAGACCCGGCGCGGTTCGGGGCAGACGCAACGGTCATTGCCGTGCGACAAGGGCGCGACATCATCAAGCTGATCCGGCACCGGGGCGACGACACAATGACGGTCGTGGGCCATGTAATCGACGCGATTGAGGAATTTAAACCCACGCTGGTTAATATTGACGAGGGCGGGTTGGGCGCAGGCGTCGTGGACCGGCTCAAAGAGCAGCGGTACAAGATCAGAGGGGTTAATTTTGGCAATAAGGCCAAAAATCCCATCATGTACGGCAACAAACGGGCTGAAATTTGGGGTGAAATGCGCGATTGGCTCAAGTCGGCGAGCGTTCCAAACGACAGATTCTTGAAATCTGACTTAATTTCGCCTAAGATGAAACCAGATTCCCGTGGTACGATCTATCTGGAGTCCAAAAAGGACATGAAAGCCCGTGGTTTGGCAAGCCCCGACGCAGCAGATGCGATAGCGTTGACGTTTGCCTTTCCAGTGGCGCATCGTGAGGCGCGCGAAGGTAAGCAGCGCACCACGCGGTCGATGGGCTATGGCAGCGTATCAACCTCTTGGATGGGGGCGTAGATGGCGACTAAAAAAGGCGTGTCTCTCAGCGTAGGACGGGGCGAAAAGCTGCCCGTCAGCAAGGGCGCTGGCCTGACCGCCAAAGGCCGCGAAAAATACAACGCGGCCACCGGCTCCAACCTCAAACCACCCGCACCAAACCCCAAGACCAAAGCCGATGCTGGCCGCAAAGCCTCGTTTTGCGCAAGAATGTCTGGGGTTGTCAAGAACGCCAAAGGCGACGCCGAGCGGGCCAAAGCATCCCTTAAACGATGGAAGTGCTAATCATGGCTACAAAACCCGGACTCTACGAGAATATCCACCGAAAGCAGGCCAGAATCGCGGCCGGCAGTGGCGAGAAGATGCGTAAGCCGGGCAGTAAGGGCGCCCCGACCGACAAGGCGTTCCGCGAGTCGGCCAAGACGGCCAAAAAACCAGCAAAATCTACTCGGTAAAACCGTGCGGCGTATGCTTACCATGCTCCAACGAATGGCAATTTGGGCACAGCACCTCCAAGTTGCTCAATTCGTTGTTGCGACGGTTTCTGTCTTTGTGATGGACGCCAAGAATGTGCGGCGCGGCGTTGTACCCGCACCGAACACAAGCAGTAAGCATGTCTCTTTTAGCCATGTTTTTCCGCACGGTGGCAAAGTCAGGACGCCAGACTTCTTTGGCCGCTTTATTGACACAAGCCCGCGAGCAGTATTTTCGTTTGTGCGAGGGCGACCCCAAAAAAGCGCTGCTGCAATGTTGGCATGTGTACGACACGGTGCCCTTCTTGTGCATAGCCTTGTGATAGCATCCTGCCGAGCAATACTTGGCTTTATTTGCGCGGCTGGCAATATGCGTAAATGTGGAGCCGCACTCTTGGCAAGCGCTGGTAACTTGCACCCGGCTGGAAAGTGCGAGACACTTGCGGCTACAGAACACTGCGGTGTCCTTGCGGTACTCAGGAACCGTAAAGACACATTGGCATTGCCCACATGTTTTTTCGTACCGAATTCGGGAGCGTTTCATGCCACTCATTAAAAGTACCTCCAAAGAAGCGTTTAGAAAAAACGTGGCTGCTGAAGCCAAAACAAAACCCATCAAGCAAGCAGTAGCTATAGCATACTCGGTAAAGCGAGCGGCTGCAAGCAAATCTGCGGCTAAGCCCGCGTCTAGGAGCAAGAAATGAGCAAACACCTCGAACCCATCAGCAAACTCAACGCCCGCGAGCCAAAGATGTCTGGTGGCGGGATGCCCGACCGCAACAAGGAGACGTACTCCAAGATGCCGGGCATGGGCTGCCACGGTAGCATCCCCAGCGGCACCAACGTCAAGGCGACGGTTGCCAAGGTTCTGAGCAAGATCAAGTAAGCCATGCCGCAAGACTATTCAGGCGTTGTTGCCGCTGGCGCGGTCAGCGAGGGCGGCTCGGCCAAAGACAAGAGCGACGCCGACGTCCTCTCGACCGCCCGCAGCCGCCTGGATATGGCGATCTCCGCGTTGTCGGAATCGCGCGAAGATGAGTTGGACGACTTGCGGTTCTACGCTGGCTCGCCCGACAACCACTGGCAGTGGCCGGCCGATGTGCTGGCGACCCGTGGCGCAGTGCAGGGCCAGACGATTAACGCTAGGCCATGCCTGACGATTAACAAGCTGCCGCAGCACGTTCACCAGGTCACCAACGAGCAGCGCCTAAACCGCCCGCAGCCCAAGGTCATCCCGGTCGATGACAAAGCTGACGTCGAGGTGGCCGAGATATTCAACGGTGTCATCCGGCACATCGAGTACATCTCCGACGCCGACGTAGCCTACGACACCGCCTGTGAGAACCAAGTCGCCTATGGCGAGGGCTACGTCCGTATCCTGACCGAGTACTGCGACGCAGACACGTTCAATCAGGACATCAAGATCGGGCGCATCAGGAACAGCTTTTCGGTCTACATGGACCCGCTCATCCAAGACCCGTGCGGCTCGGACGCCCGCTGGTGCTTTATCACTGAAGACATCCCGCGTGACGAATACGAGCGCCAGTTCCCCAACGCATCGCCTCTGAGCACCTTGCAGACGCTGGGCGTCGGTGACCAAGGCTTTAGCCAGTGGATGAACGAGAACACGGTGCGAATTGCCGAGTACTTTTACATCGACAACACCAAAGAAACGCTTAACCTGTACCCCGGCAACCTGACTGCGTTTCAAGGATCGCCCGAAGACAAGATGCTGCGGTTGCAGTTTGGCAAGCCCCTGCGCTCGCGTCAGTCTGACCGCAAGAAAGTCAAGTGGCTCAAGATCAACGGCTACGAGGTGCTAGAGCGCTCCGACTGGGCTGGCTCGCACATCCCGGTGATCCGCTGCGTGGGCAACGAGTTCGAGGTTGAGGGCCGTCTGTACGTCAGCGGCCTAGTGCGTAACGCCAAAGACGCGCAGCGCATGTACAACTACTGGACGAGCCAAGAAGCTGAGATGCTGGCGCTGGCCCCCAAGGCGCCGTTCATAGGCTACGGCGGGCAGTTCGAGGGTTACGAGATGCAGTGGAAGACTGCAAACACCCAGAACTGGCCGTATCTGGAGGTCAACCCTGACGTCACAGACGGCGCAGGATCGGCTTTGCCGCTGCCGCAGCGTGCAGCCCCACCGCTGCCCCAAACCGGCCTCATACAGGCCAAAATGGGCGCTGCCGACGACATCAAGAGCGTCACCGGGCAGTACAACGCATCGCTCGGCCAAACGTCCAACGAGCGCAGCGGCAAAGCCATCTTGGCCCGCCAGCGCGAGTCCGACACCGGCACCTATCACTACGTTGACAACTATGCTCGCATGATCCGCTATGTCGGGCGGCAGTTGGTCGATCTGATTCCGAAGATTTACGACACTGAGCGCATCGCCCGCATCATTCAAGAGGACGGCGAGTCGGGCATGGTCAAGATCAACCCGATGCAGCAAGAGCCGGTCAAGAAGATCAGGAACGAGCAGGGCATCGTAGTTGACAAAATTTACAACCCCGGCGTCGGCAAGTACGATGTGCGCGTCATCACCGGGCCAGGTTTTCAAACCAAGCGTCAGGAGTCGCTCGAAGCAATGGCTCAGTTGCTGCAAGGCAACCCGCAGCTTTGGACCGTGGCTGGCGACTTGTTCATCAAGAACATGGACTGGCCGGGCGCGCAGGAGATGGCAAAACGTTTTGCCAAGGTCATCGATCCGGCCATCATCGGGGACGACGAGGACAACCCAGCATTGGCGGCGGCCAAGCAGCAAATCGAGGCAATGAACCAAGAGATGCAGCAGATGTCTGGGATGCTCCAGAACGTGCAGCAGTCGTTTGAAGCCCGTGATGTGCAAATCAAGGAGTTCAAGGCCGAGATTGAAGCCTACAATGCTGAAACCAAGCGGATTGCGGCAGTGCAGGCTGGCATGACCGAGCAGCAAATTCAAGACATCGCTATGGGCGTGGTGGCTGCGGCAATGGAAAGCAATGAGTTAGTATCGCCAAGCGAGGCCCGCGAGATGCCTGAGATGCAGCCCGAGCAGCCGCCGATGCCGATGGAAGGACAAATGCAATGAAATGCTGTGATTTCGTAGGCACACTGTTTCTGGCCCGAGATGTCACCCACTCGGTCCACCTAAACACGCGCAGCTTTTCCAAACACATGGCGCTCAACGAGTTCTACGACAACATTGTTGAACTGGCCGACAAGTTCGCCGAAGCCTACCAAGGCAGGCATGGTTTGATTGGACCCATCAGCCTGATGAGCGCCAAGAAGACCGGCAACGTGATCGAGTTTCTTGAGGACTCTTTGGGTGACATTGAGAAGATGCGATATGAGGTGGTGGACAAGTCCGACACCCCGTTGCAAAATATAATCGACGAGATTGTGGGGCAGTACCTCAGTACACTCTACAAACTGAAATTCTTGGCATAAGGAGCCAACATGGAACTGCTCAACCCGATGGGTAAGACTGATTACCCCGCGTACTCCGCAACGGCAGGCGCTACCGCTGGTAATACGACTGCTTGGGCACCGGGCCCGCAGGGCGTGGTGGTCTGGTGCGATCAAGCCTGCTACGTCGAGGTGGGTGTTGGGGCCACGGCTACCAGCGCCAGCACTCCGATCCCTCCTTTCACCCCGATCCCGTTTGTAGTGCCGATCAACTCGACCGGCGCTCCTTGGCGCGTCAGTGTGCTGCGGATCGGTAGCACCGATGGCACTGCGTACTGCAAACCCATCAACAAGCAATGAGCTTCTTTGGCCCTGATCTTCGCAACGCAGTTGCCATTGGCCTTGGCGGCATCGCCACGTTGTTTTCTGGCCGAGCGGATGAGCAAGCTCAAAGCAACCTTCTCACTGAATCAGGCGACAACCTCGTGCAAGAGGATGGTGGCTTGATCCTCTTGGAGTAAATAAATGGCCGTCACTCTTTCCCCTGTCGGCGGCGTCGCGGCCCAGTTTTTTACCAACAGTGGCGCTGTCCTGACGGGCGGCAAACTGTTCACGTATGCCGCAGGCACGACTACGCCGCAGGCCAGTTTCACCAGTTCAAGTGGCACTACGGCTTGGACAAACCCGATTGTGCTTGATGCTGCTGGGCGCATACCTAACAGCGGTGAAGTATGGATAACTGCCGGAATTTCATACAAGTTTGTGTTGAAAGACGCAAATGATGTTTTGATTGCAACGTATGACGATGTTGTTGGAATTAACGGTCAAACTGCAAATGCTGTTCCGTACACCGCACCGTACACAAACGCGGTGGCTTCAACTGTTGCAACCAAGCTGAACGAGTCTGCCAGCATTGAAGATTTTGGAACTGGTTCGGCAGCAGTGGCGGCGTGGTTGGCAAATGGTCCCGCTACTGCAAAAGTGACGAGTCTGATCTCGTTGACTTCAAACGCTCAGATTCCGCACACAAAAACGCTCCAGTTTGAAAACGGTGGTGGTTTTGTAGTTCCTAGCGGGGTCACCTTAACAATTGATGCAGAAATTGACGCTGGCGATCACCAGATTTTTTTCTGCACAGGAACGGGTCAAGTTGTAGCAAGCGACAACAACTATGGAACAACCGCTTACCCGGTGCGAAACACCCGAGTCAAAGCTATCTGGTTTGGCGTAATTCCTGACGCAGTATTCCCCACGGCAAATGGTGACACTCCTGCTGGCCCTGCTGCATTTGCTGCTGGGACTGTGCCAATCGGCCAAGTGCCAACGGGCACTGATTCAACTGCGGCGTTGAAGATGGCCGTTCAGTATGTGCAACTGAATGCACCCAAAGCTGCGGCATTCACCTACTCGCTGTCCACACCTGTACTTAGCCTGCCATCTGGGACGATCTTTGTTCGTGGTCACAACGTCATGGGCAACAGGTATTTGGTCAACGTGATGAATGGCCTGTATGCGATTGCTGATGCTGGTGGTAATGCACTCACGGCAACTATCGGTGGCGTAGCCAGCAACGTATATCGAAACGCTGGCTACTACTACCATATCGAAGGTAACGAGTGCATGATTTTGTGGAAAGTTGATGCCGCCACAGACGTGTTTTTTGAAAGCGGGTTTACCGTCAACAAAATTACAGCCCGCGACTTCAGCGTTGCGCCTATCATTTCGACCAACAACTGGGGCGTGTTTTTCCGCAACAAGGCATTGACCAGCGCGGGTAGCAGCAACAACGCATACAACGCTCTTGGCCCCGCATTGTTTGAAAATGTGGATGTCAAACAGAACATCCTTGGCGGCGACAACTCGGCCAACTACAACGGCTACTTGGCCTATCCGTTGTTGCCAAATCAAGCCAAGCTGGCAAAAACGTTCTGGTTTGAGGGCTACTCTCGCGGTGACAACATCACCGTTCGCAACGGCTATTACAACGCCTTCAACGTGTTTTGGCAAGGCGACAACCCTGAAGCAGTTGATTTGCGATTTGAGGACAACATTATTCAATTGCCAGACGCAGGCACTAAGGTCTGGGTGTTTACAGCGTTCTTTGGTGGGTTTGTTGCGTCTGGTAACTTCTTCGACATCAAGCACAACAATTGCACGTTGCTGGAAGAGCAACTGGCAACAACGTACATTGGCACCAGCACTGTCAACTCATTTGATTGCACCTACAACTTCTTGCCTGGTCAGCGGTACGAATTCAAAACGACGCTGACAGGTTGGAAGACCTTTATTGGTGTTGGTGGGCGTTTCAACATGGCCGACATGAACATCGGCACTGGCGGCGCGATTACCGAAGGCACTGATGCATCGGTGGCCTACAAAGCAACGGCAAACTTTGTTGATTGCAAGGTGTCGGGCAAGTCCATCATCAAGTACACGGCTTGGTCGAACACATCTGCGCCTGGTCAATTAACTGGCACCCCAAAAATCAACTACAACAACTGTGAGCCTTTTATTCAACCGTGGCTTACCGGGTTTTATTGGGAAGACTCGATGGGTGGTCTTCAAGACTACAACAGCGCGGTGCAAAACTTCACTCAGGCGTTTGCTGGGTACGGAATTCAAAACAATTCGTATTTTAAAAATGCAATTACAATCCCGCCTCAATATGCAACCGATCTTGCAGTTTTAGCTCCAGTCACAACAACATGGATTGATCGGAAGAACAGTACCAACTATATATACGGAACTGGCGATTTTATAAGCTTGTGGCCTTACATCAAAATCACATCCATCAAGTTGTTTGCTCAAGCGCATCCGGGCACTGCGTTCGATAACGTGCGTTTGACCTTTGGCAACACGGCGGCTGGCGCTGTGGCGACTTATGTCATCAACCACGCATCGACTGGCGCGCAAAAGAATGGTACTGAGTTGCTGGCTACTGGCACAGCGTTGATTGTGCCTACTACACTCAGTCAGTACAACCAAGTGAAATGCGAACTGACGCTTGGTGGTGTTGTGCAAGCCACAACAGGTATTGGATACTTCCAGTTCACCTATCAAGTTGTCAGCGGTGGATCAGAGTTGTCTGGTTTGACTGGCGTAGTTGTGTCACAAAGTTTGATTTAAGGACTAATCATGGCCGATAAAAAAATCTCCGCGTTGTCGCCCGCCTCGCTTCCGCTGGCAGGCACCGAAGTACTGCCGATTGTTCAGTCGAGCGCGACCGTAAAAGTTGCAGTTGACGATTTGACTGTCAAGAACATTCGGTCAAATGCCACTACTGGTCTTTTGCAAATTGCGGGTCCGGGGACGGGTACTACTTGCGTGATGACAACACCAAATGCAAACTTTACGGCGGCCAGAACAGACGCGGCGCAATCGTTTACTGGCGACCAAACGCTTGGCACAGGCAATCTAATCCAAGGCACCGCAGCCAAAGGTTTCAACTTCACCGCCAACACCGCAGCCGCAGGCATGACTAGCCAGTTGATGAACTGGTACGAAGAAGGCACTTGGACGCCTTCTGTAACTTCCAGCGGCGGCAGCATCACAACCGTGGGCACAGTATCCGGCTCTTACACCCGTGTTGGCCGCGTTGTTCATCTATTTTTCAGCGTTGAGATTACAACCAACGGCACCGGGTCTGGGAGCATTTTGATCGCTAACCGCCCGTTCACGTTTGCTGCAAATACCTCAATGGGTGTTTTCCGTGAACAAAATGTCAACGGAAAAATGGGTTCGGTCAACATTCCAAACACCAGTCAAATTCAACTCCAGTTTTATGACAATAGCTATCCTGGCTCGGATGGCTGCCGCCTCGTTGGGCAAATAACTTATTACACCTAACAAAGATTGACAAGCGCATTCTGAGCGCATAATCTGAGAACTGTACCGGCCCAGCAGACCGGGCGCTCTAACGAGTAACCTATGACTGAACAAGTCCAAGAAGCCTTAGCGGAAGTTGAATCCGCGCCAGCACCCGAGGTGACGGCCACCACGGACAGTGCACAAAACGCGCCGGAAGTAGCTGAGAGTCAACCCGAGCAGACGCCCGAGGAGAAGAAATTCACCCAGGCTGAGATCGACGCGATGATCAGCAAGCGCCTTGCCAGAGAGCAGCGCAAATGGGAACGTGAGCAGCAGGCCAAAGTCACCCAACAGGTGATGAAGACGGAAGTCCCGCCCATCGATCAGTTTGAGTCCCCTGATGCCTACGCGGAAGCGCTGGCGGTCAGAAAGGCCGAAGAACTGCTCGCACAGCGTGAGTTCCAGAAGCAGCAGGCTGCGATTGAGGAGGCTTACCACGAACGTGAGGAAGAAGCTAGGGTTAAGTACGACGACTTCGAGCAAGTCGCCTACAACCCGCAGCTTCGAGTCACCGACGTGATGGCCGAGACAATCAAGGCGTCCGACATGGGTCCAGACCTTGCCTACTGGCTGGGGACGAACCCGAAGGAAGCCGATCGCATTTCCCGTCTGTCACCTCTTTTGCAGGCCCGTGAGATTGGGAAGATTGAGGCCAAACTGGCCGCAAGTCCTCCTGTGAAACCAACTACGTCTGCGCCTGCGCCGATTACACCTGTGACTGCACGAACCAGCGGCAACCCGTCTTATGATACGACTGACCCTCGCTCGACGAAGGCCATGAGTACCTCGGAGTGGATTGAAGCTGAACGTGCCCGGCAGATGAAAAAGTTGCAAGCGCAAATGAACCGCTAAGTTAAGATTTTGAAGTCGGGAAAGTTCTCAGAAAGACACCGTTTTCTAACCGTAAATCTATGAATGCCGGTAGCCAAAGCTGCTTCTGCAAAGGAGCGGTACTCAACCCCAAACACGCTGCACCTAGTGTTGCGATGGTGGGTGAGGCTACGCGCCTGTTTAGATTCGTCGCTGTGCGCGGCTCGCTTAATGTAAAGGCGCTTGCGGCCCAACAAAGCAGCCCGTTGTTTGGCTTTCGTCTCCTCGGACGTAACGCTACCCAACCGCGCTTGACGAATCTTTTCTCGCGTCTCGGGCGTACGGGTGTAGTGCCCATGCAAATCTGCATGGCGCTCCCCGTGATGCTCTTGCGCGGTAAGGCATTCAAGATTTTCAATGCGGTTGTCAGTCTTGTCGCCGTTGATGTGGTGAACTTGCTTAAGAGGGTCAAAGCCCTCCAGCCAGCAAGCAGCCACAACTCGGTGCATGAGTCTCTGGCGGCCCAGCACGAGATAGCCCTTGTTGTGGGTTGTCGGCGTGTATGGTTGGAGCTTTCTGAGAGCTTTTCCGCAGCGCGAAACAGCGTACAGGTGGTCAAAAAATCGATATTCGATACCGTCTACTTGGATGCTAATCATGTTGTACCTCACGGTGGCTAAGGAATCTTGATTCTAACTGACTTTTGAAAGGAATGCAAAATGGCGAATTCGATTCTTACAATCGACATGATCACAAGGAAGGCTTTGGAAATCCTTGAAAACAACCTTGTGCTCACCCGTAACGTGAACCGTCAGTACGACGACAGCTTTGCTGTCGAAGGTGCCAAGATTGGTTCGACCCTGCGTATCCGTCTGCCCGACCGCGCTCTGGTCACCGACGGCGCCGCCCTGCAAGTTCAGGACGACAACGAGCAGTTCACCACCTTGACTGTTGCTTCGCAGAAGCACATCGGTGTGAACTTTACGTCTGCCGAACTGACCATGCAGTTGGATGACTTCGCAGAGCGTGTTCTGAAGCCTCGTATCAGCCAGTTGGCCTCTAGCATCGACGCTGACGTTGCCAATGCATACAAGAGCATCGGCAACTCCGTCGGCACCCCCGGCACCACTCCCAGCACCTCGCTGGTTCTGCTGCAAGCCCAGCAGAAACTCAACGAGAACGCTGCTGTGATGTCGCCGCGCTACGCTACCGTCAACCCGGCTGCCAACGCTGGCCTGGTCGAAGGCATGAAAGGTCTGTTCAACCCGACCGACACCATCAGCAAGCAGTTCAAGAACGGCATGATGGGAATGGGCGTGTTGGGCTTCGACGAGATCAACATGTCTCAGTCAATCAAGCAGCACACCACCGGCACCCGCGCCGCCACTGGCGCGACTACCGGCGCTGCTGTGACTGCTGAAGGCGCTACCACGCTGACGCTGACTGTTGGCTCTGGCGAAACCATCGCTGTTGGTGACGTGTTCACCATCGCCGATGTGTACGCTGTGAACCCGCAGACCCGTGAGTCCACCGGCTCGCTGTTCCAGTTCGTGGCTCTGGCCTCCTCGACCGTCACCACGACTGCCACCGTGACCGTTGCGCCGATGTACTCGGCCAACCATGCGCTGGCTACCGTGAACGCTCTGCCGGCCAACAGCAAGGCTGTCGTGTTTGTGGGCGCTGCTTCGAGCCAGTACGCTCAGAATCTGGTGTACCACAAGGACGCAATCACCTTCGCTACCGCCGACCTGCTCCTGCCCCAAGGCGTGGACATGGCCGCTCGCGCTGTCCATAACGGCATCAGCCTGCGCGTTGTTCGTCAGTACGACATCAACAACGACCGTATGCCCTGCC